CAGAACTAAAGGTTTTGTTCTACCTCAAAAAGAACCAAGCAAGGAAAAGTGGCTTGTCGCCGATAATGGGACGCATTCGAATCGGTAAGACTTTATCTCAATTTAGCCTGAAAATAGAAGCCGATGTCGATTTGTGGAATATTAAGGCGGGGCGGATGATTGGAAAAACAAATACCACATTGGAAGTTAATCGCGAGATTAATCGAATAAATCTTTTAATCCATGCCCGTTATCAGGAATTAAAAGAAGTACAGTTAGAGGTATCAGCCCAAGATGTAAAAAATGCAATGCAAGGTATAGCATCTACACAAGATACCGTTCTGGTCCATTTCCAAAAGATGAACGATGATGCTTCTCTACGCTTGGGGATTGACTTAAAAGAATCCTCATTGGCAGAGTATAAATATTCTTATCGATGGCTAAAAACATTTCTTCGTAAGAAACTCAATCTTTCGGATATTCCATTTAAAGCATTAACCTATTCTTTTATCGAAGAATACTATCGGTATTTAAGAGTTGAAAAGAAATTCAAAATAAGTACCACAGTTGGTTATGTCGTGTTCTTTCGCAAAGTAGTTCGAAATGCCGTTAATCAGGGAATCCTTTTCCGTGATCCGTTCGACGGATTTGTACCCGAAGAACGGATAAGAGAGCATAAAACGCTGACAAGAAAAGAATTGGATAAAATTATGACCTTCGAGATTGATCCTAGTCTGAAACGCAGCATAAGCCGTGATATTTTTGTTTTTGCGTGTTTTACCGGCATGGCCTACGTGGATATAAAGCATCTGACCTATGATAAAATAACAAAAGAAGAAGATGGTAGCCAATGGATAATTGCCAAACGTATAAAATCGGGAATAAAATATCAGGTTCGCCTGATGGATATTCCGCTTGCCATTATCGAAAAATACAGAGGAACAACTACAGACGGGAAGGTATTTTCTGTTCCTCAGATGAAAACAGTACATCGGAGTTTAAATTATATCGCAGTTCGCTCTAATATAAATAAGATGATCAGCTTCCATCAAGGACGCCATACATTTGCCAGTTTAATTACGCTATCTGAAGGAGTTCCTATTGAAACTGTAAGCCTTATGCTCGGGCATCGCCACATAAAAACCACGCAGGGCTACGCCGAATTATCGTTGGACAAAATGGCTAAAGATGCAAGGAAATTATCCAAACGTATTGCCGGACAATTCAAGCTTGTAGACTATTACTCAATCTAAAAACAAAGATGATTATGAAAAGAAGTACATTTAAAATATTGTTTTATCTCAATCGCAATAAACAAAAGAAAAATGGTAAATGCCCTATTCTGGGACGAATTACAGTGGATGGGATGAACACTCAGTTCAGCATACGTGAAGATATTGAGCCGGAACTGTGGTCTGTACAAGATAACTGTGCCACAGGTAAGAACAAGGAATGTAAAGAACTCAACCGAAAACTTGAACAATATAAAGAGGATTTGAAATCTTACTATAACAAGCAAGTAGAACGGAATGCCTATGTTACTGCCGAAAGCTTAAAAAATGCACTTTTGGGAATTGGAACTCATGAAGTAATGTTACTCAAGGAATTTGAAGTTCATAACAAAGAATTTTCGCAAAGTATAGGCATCACAAGAGTAAAGGGAACTTGGAAAAGTTATAATACAGCCTATAATACACTCAAAAATTTCATCCGGCATAGATATGAATCCGAAGACATTCCATTCAACCATTTGAATTATACGTTTATAGAAGAATTTGATTTTTATATGCGGGTAACTATGGGTTATAAGACAAATACCAGACATACGCGTATTCGTATGCTGAAATATATAGTAATGCGTGCCATAAAGAAAGAGGTGATACGCAACAATCCCTTTGCCGATTATCATGTGAAGTCAGCAGAAGGAGAACGCAGGTGGTTATCCAAAGAAGAGCTGGACTTGATTATGCAGACCCCCATAAAGCGTATCGCTGTCAATTATGTTCGTAATCTGTTTATTTTTTCAGCATTCACTGGTTTAGCATTCGTCGATTTACAAACCTTAAAATGGTCAGATATTTTTACTGACAAAAGAGGCTTGCAATGGATACGGAAGAAACGCTCTAAAACAGGTACGGAGTGCATTATTCCCTTGCTGGATATTCCTCTTCAAATTATTAAATACTACAAAGGCTCAGGGAAAGATGGTCGGGTTTTTGACATCGGTTCATATTCACTAATATTATTCTATATGCAGGAATTAAGGGAGTTGCTGAATATGAAGATACTGTGCTTCCATCAAAGCCGCCACACGTATGCCACGACCGTTTGCCTGTCCAATGGAGTACCAATTGAAACCCTTTGTACAATGATGGGGCATCGAAATATTTCTACGACGCAGATTTACTCCAAGATTACAAAAAATAAGATAGACGAAGATATGCAGGTATTGGAAAAAAGTATAGATAAAAAATATTCATTGCCCAAGCAAATGAAGAACATTCAAAATACAGATACTAACAATCAAATGCAAGCCATATGAAAACATCTGATAAAGGAAAATTGGTCATAACAACAGATCAGAATGGTAATCCACAAGTGGTGTTTGAGCCTGTAGATGGCACAACCTGGCTCTCTAAATCTGAACTAGCCGAATTATTTGGTGTGTATCAACAAAAAATAAATATCTGCCTTGGTTCGATTTTTAGGACAAAAGCTTTCTGCCCCAAAGAAGTTAGTAAATATGATTTAGTCGTTCGTGGAAACACTATCAGATATGATATGCAGTCATTTCGATTGGAGATAATAATCGCTTTAGCTTTCCAATTAGATTCTCCAAATGCGGAGATTCTCAGGCTGTGGGTAGTATCGCGAATATTAAAATCCGGATTAGCAAATTTCCCTCTTTCGGATATACAGAATTATTCATTGAATTAAATGAGAATCAATGAGAATTAATCAGAAGACCGAAAAGAAGTATCTAAAATTTAAGTATTCCTTTTCGGCCTTCGTTTTTCTGTAAGTTTTAGTTAAGATAGATTTTTTATTCGCACAAAGGTTTTGACTTCAGTTATTTAAAAATTCATAATTCTTATTGTTAATTCAATTTTACTGCCGAAGAGAACGAAGCTAGAAGAAAACATGAAAGCCTCGAATTCCATTGATTTTCAATCTACTGGTAGAATTTGGTGTTCATTTTACAGAGTGAAAATATAAGTACTTATAAAATTTCATCAATATTCTAAAAAACTGTATTTTTACATGTCTCAGAAAAAATATAATAGCTTTTTGTTTTGAGTAAAAGCTAACTAATACCCTATAGTTCTATGAATAAGAAATGGATTAATTATTGGAAAAAGAATCTTTCTGATTCTATGAGAACAAATATAGATATAGACAATAGTCCATATTTTGTAATGGATGCATTTAACATAAAAGACACGGAAATTTCTCTTTTGAACAAAGTCAATGAGCTTATTGATATAGAAGAGACCAAAATTAATGCACAGCATAATATTACCAATAGAGATAATGAAAAATGGATATCTATTGATGAAACTCAAATATTGATTTGCCCATTAACCTTAAGACCAATGCCAGAACATGCGGCTTTGATAAAATATCAACAAATACATTATCCTTTTTGGTATTATGCTTTGATTAACAGAGAGGGAGAATTATCCATTCCTTTTGAGACGTTTCCAGTCCTCCAACGAAAATATCTTAAGCCTATAGCTGATGATCGTATTGATTTCTTTTTTGGATCTGTTGATGATGTGGATAAAGCCGTTGCTTTGAAGAAACAAATGTTTGATTCATATGCTGAGTATATAGATTCTATTTTATCTGTATTCGAAGAAATATCGGGTCAAAATTTCGAGACTTTTCAGATTGTAGGCTATCATAGTCTCTATAATTCCATCATATTATTGCCTAAAGACGAAATTAATGCCGCTTTTGGAATATTGGAGTTATATGAGAAAATACTTCAAGAGAATAATTTATCAGAACTGATAACTAAGATTACATCAATAAATAATCCAATACAGAGTGCTCCTGTAAAGGTATCTGATTTGTTCCATCCCAATCGAAAACATTTGGGGCAAATGGGGTACGATTTTCCATTGTCAATCTCTCAAAGAAAAGCTCTCTATACTTTACTAGATCAGAGCAATACTATATTCGCTGTAAACGGACCTCCAGGAACAGGTAAAACAACCTTGTTGCAGAGTGTTGTAGCAAATGAATTTGTAAATAGCATCCTTTTAGATGACGGAAATACTCCTCCGGTAATTTTGGCTTGTTCTGCAAATAACCAAGCTGTAACCAATATTATAGAAAGTTTTTCTAAATCTAAAACTAAGCCAGGAGAATTGGAAGGACGTTGGATTCCAGACTTTGATGGTTATGCAACTTATTTGCCTGCTAATGGGAAAACAGAAAAAGAACTCAAAGGCATAAATTATAAAAAGATAGGGGGAGACGGTATCTTTTCTATATTAGAAACCCCTGATTACATAGAAAGAAGTAAAGCTTTTTTCTTGGAAAAGGCTACATCTTATTTGGGCAGATCTGTCGATGTTAAAGGATGTACGGTGTTAATCAAAACTGAAATAAAACAACTCGCGAATATTTTAAATATAGCATCAACTCATTGGCAAGAGTATCTAAATGCAGA